TAACCGGCACGGATTCAGATAAACCTTTTGCACCTCAGTTAATAGAAAAACTTTCAAATATGAAAGCAGGTGATCAACCTGATATAGATCCTTTTCAAGCAGCTAAAGGAGGTCGTGCAAAACTTAATAAAGGTGGCGGTGTTGAGATTAGTTCAATGCCAAGAGTTAATTTTAACGGTGGCGGTGCAGCAGGAGCAGATGATGACTTTGCAGCACAGCTAGAATATTTCTTTTTAAATCCAGAAGAAGAGTTACCTGCAGCACAAACATTTAAAGAAACCATGAATCCAATAGAAATAGTAAACGACATGATTGATCCAAGAAACATTCCGTACTATGCAAATAGATTAGTTGAAAGTGGTATTCGTATAGGTGAGTTTGGTGCAAGAGTATTACCTGCAGTTGGTAAACTTGCGTCTGATTTAATACGAAAACCTGCATTCAAAATTAAACCTGCATCAGGTCAAGGATATGTTCAAGACTATACTGACATACTACCATCTAACATTACAGGCACAGGAATCTTTTCTGAGTTCTTAAATAATTTAGTTGGCAGTGAAGGAACAAAAGCGATTACAGAAAAAACGGGTCTTGCTAAATTAATTAAAGATGAAGAACAGAAAATGAAAGATGAAAGAAAAACTGCGGGTGCAAAAATCTTAGCAGACCAAGTTACACTTGGTATGGAACTTACAGCACCTATCTTTCCTGGTTTTAAATTATTAAAAGCTTATGCAAAAAATAAAAACTTACCTGTAGATAAAACTACAAGAGAAATAATGGACAAAGAAATAGATGAGGTGTTAACAAAACAAGGTATTAGCAGAAGACAATTTATGCAACTAACAGGTGCGGGTGCAACTGTTGCTGTCGCAAAACTTTTAGGAATTGGTGATGATCTTGCAACGGTAACTAAAGTTGCAGAGAAAGCTGTACCAATAAAACCAATGGTTCCAAATTACTTTTTTACATTAGTAGATAAAATAAAAAGATTAGGAACAGATAACACTAAAGGACTTGCTACAGTCGATAGAGAAATTGTTTATGTCTATAAAAATTATGAATTGTATGAAGATCTTTCTACAGGTAATATAAGAATTAACAAAAAATCTGGTGACCCAGATGGTTTTGGTTACAAAGAAGAAGAAATGGTTTACACTAAAGGTATTGGTGATGAGTCTACTAAAGGGACTCCACCAGATGAATACGATGAGTTTACTGTTAGAGCAGATGAAGATGGTAAGATGAAAAATGTTGATAATGGATTAGATGATATAGATGATTTAATAGAAGAAGTTGGTGCAGAAAACATTACAATAAAAGATTTAGAAGCAATGGGTTATGAGATTGATAGATTACCAATGTCAGTGCAAAGAAAACTAGGTATTAAAGAGCCAGTATCTCCTATTGATAGAGCACTAAAAAACTCAGATGATGATTTACCGGATTTACCTTTTTAATGAAAAAACTAACTAGAACCATACCGCCTAAAAGAGGACCTAATCCACAGGGGTTGAATATTCCTTTAAAACAAGTTAAAGTGGCGGATACACCGGAGAAAATAAATGGCAGATATAGACAAATCGTTACCAAACGTAAAAACATCAATAGAGGTTGATCCTCAAGAAGAAATAGAAATACAAGAAGAACAAGCGATGGAGTCGCAAGACCCCAGCGTAGAAGTCATACCTAACGAAGATGGTAGTGTACAAGTAGACTTTGAACCAGGTAAAGTAAACATAGAGGGCACACCAAATCACTTTGACAATTTAGCAGAATTATTACCAGAAGATATTACAGATCCTATTGGTTCTGAACTTGTAGAAAATTATATGGACTACAAAGCTTCTAGAAAAGAATGGGAACAATCTTACACACAAGGTTTAGATCTTTTAGGATTTAAATATGACAACAGAACAGAACCGTTTCAAGGAGCAAGTGGTGCAACCCACCCTGTTCTTGCAGAAGCAGTTACACAGTTTCAAGCTGGAGCTTACAAAGAATTATTACCTGCAGAAGGACCAGTAAGAACTCAGATAGTTGGTAATCCAGATCAACAAAAAGAAGCACAGGCACAACGTGTTAAAGATTACATGAACTATGAGTTGATGGAAAAAATGGAAGAGTATGAACCTGAGTTTGATCAAATGTTATTTCATTTACCACTTGCAGGTTCAACATTTAAAAAAGTTTACTATGACGATTTACTAGGACGAGCTGTTTCTAAGTTTGTTCCGGCAGATGATTTAGTGGTTCCGTATTCTGCTACCTCATTAGAGGATGCGGAAGCCATTATTCAAACAATAAAAATGTCGGAGAATGATTTAAGAAAACAACAAGTCAATGGTTTTTATTCTGATATTGAATTACAAAAACCACAATCAACAATGAAAGATGATGTTGATGCTAAAGAACATGATCTAGAAGGCACAAAAAAAACAGGTAAACAAGAAATGATTTACACTTTGTTAGAGTGTCATGTAAATTTAGATTTAGAAGGTTTTGAAGATAAGGATGCAGAAATGAATCTAACAGGTATTAAACTACCTTACATCGTCACTGTCGACGAAACTTCAAGAAAAGTTTTATCAATTCGTAGAAACTACGAACCAACAGATCCAAAAAGAAATAAGGTCCAGTATTTTGTACATTTTAAATTTCTACCGGGTTTAGGATTTTATGGCTTTGGATTAATCCACATGATTGGCGGATTGAGTAGAACTGCAACTGCTGCACTCCGTCAATTGTTGGATGCAGGAACTTTGTCTAACCTGCCAGCAGGATTTAAACAAAGAGGTATTCGAGTTAGAGATGAAGCAGCTCCATTACAACCAGGTGAGTTTAGAGACGTAGATGCACCAGGTGGTAATTTAAGAGATGCGTTTATGACATTACCATACAAAGAACCATCACAAACATTATTAGCGTTAATGGGTGTTGTAGTGCAAGCAGGTCAAAGATTTGCAGCGATTGCTGATATGCAAGTTGGTGAAGGTAACCAACAAGCTGCGGTTGGAACTACAGTTGCATTACTAGAACGTGGTTCAAGAGTTATGTCTGCAATACACAAAAGATTATACGCAGGTATGAAACAAGAATTTAAATTACTTTCAAAAGTATTTAAAACTTATCTACCACCTGTATATCCGTTTGATGTAGTTGGTGGCAGACGAGAAATTAAACAAATGGATTTTGATGACAGAGTAGATATTTTACCTGTTGCAGATCCAAATATTTTTTCTATGGCACAGAGAATATCTATGGCACAAACAGAATTACAACTTGCAACATCTAACCCACAAATACATAATTTATATGCAGCATACAGAAAAATGTATGAAGCATTGGGTGTAAAAAATATTGATCAAATATTACCTCCACCAGCGCCAATGGCACCAATGGACCCAAGTTTAGAACACATAAACGCTTTAGGTATGAAACCTTTTCAAGCTTTTCGTGGTCAAGATCATAGAGCGCACGTAACATCTCATTTAACTTTTATGTCTACAAACATTGTAAGAAATAATCCTGCTGTTATGGCTGCAATACAGAAAAATATACTTGAACACATTAGTTTGATGGCACAAGAACAGGTAGAATTAGAGTTTGCAGAGCAATTACAACAAGTTCAAGTATTACAAGTGCAAGCTCAACAAGATCCACAAGCTCAACAACAGATACAAAAGCTTTCTCAAGACATTGAAGCTAGAAAAGCAGTGTTAATTTCTGAGTTGACAGCGGATTTTGCAAAAGAAGAGAAGGAAATTACATCACAATTTGACTCTGATCCTCTTTTAAAACTAAAATCACGTGAAGTTGACCTACGTGCAATGGAAAATGAACGTAAAAAACAAGCTGATGAAGCAAATCAAGATTTAAATAGAGCAAAATTAATGCAGGCAGGCCAAATTGCAGAAGATAAGCTTGAACAAAACGAAGATTTAGCTAAATTACGTGCTGGAGTCAGTCTTGCTAAACAAGGTGTACAACAAATGTCAATTATTGACGAAAATTAATCTTATGATAAGGTAAAAATATGGAAAACTATAAAAAACAAAAAGAAATTAGCATTCCAGAACAAAATGTAGAGGTAGATCCAAGATCTAAAACTACTGCTGATGGTGCTTTTAACTATCTTCCTACTGGAGACAAGGAAAAAGTTAGAGGGACTAAAAGAATGCTAGCTGAAAAGAAAAAAGAAGCTACTTGGTACTAAATTATGTGGTTATCGGCAATTAAATTAGCCGTTTCTGCTGGAAGTAAAATTTATGCTAACAAGCAGAAAACGAAAATGGCAATGTCAGAAGCTCAGCTTATGCATGCTACAAAAATGGCCGAAGGTCAGGAAGCTTACCAAGGAAAACTTTTAGAAGCCAGACAATCGGACTGGAAAGACGAGGCAGTTTTGATAATTCTTAGTTTGCCCGTGTTGGTGCTCGCTTGGGCAGTGATATCGGATGACCCGACAGCGATGGACAAAGTAAAATTGTTCTTCGACATGTTCTCGCAGCTCCCGTCATGGTTCACAAATTTGTGGATTCTTGTCGTGGCAAGTATTTATGGTATAAAGGGTACACAAATTTTTAGAAACGGAGGAAAAAAATAATGAGAAAAAAAATGATGGGTGGCGGAATGTCAGTTAGAAAAATGTATAAAGCAGGGTCTTCAAATCCAAAAATGGCTGCTGCAAAAAAAATTGAAAAAACTTTTAAACCTAAAAAGAAAATATCTAAAAAGAAAAAATCATTTCCTGATTTAAACAAAGATGGCAAAGTAACTTTTGCTGACGTGTTAAAAGGAAGAGGAGTGAAAAGAGCATAATGGCTGGTCCAGGTTTATATGCAAACATTCACGCTAAAAGAAAGCGTGGGGGTAAGATGCGAAAGAAAGGTGCAAAGGGTGCACCAAAAGCATCTGACTTTAAACGTGCAAAACAAACAGCGAGAAAATAATGACTAAACTATGTCCAAGAGGTAAAGCAGCAGCTAAAAGAAAATTTAAAGTTTACCCGTCTGCATACGCGAACGCATATGCTAGCAAGATTTGTGCTGGTAAAATTAAAGACCCATCAGGTGTGAAAAGAAAAGATTTTAGAGGACCTAAACCTAGTAAGGCTATGGGTGGTAAGATTTCTAAACCTATGTATGGATCTGGTGGTCAAGTAGCGGGTTTTGCTAGAAAAAGAAGAATAGGTTGTGCGTAGAAATTTTGCACAAGGCGGTCTAAAAGAATGGTTCAAGCAAGATTGGGTCGATATTGGTGCCAAGAAAAAAGGCGGAGGTTTTAAAAAATGTGGAAGAAAATCTGCAAGTGGTTCAAAAAGAAAGTATCCAAAGTGCGTCCCTGCTGCCAAAGCAGCAAGCATGACAGACTCCCAGAGACGGAGTGCCGTTGCAAGGAAAAGAAGTAAAGCACAAGGTGTAGGCGGTAAACCAACAAACGTTGCAACATTTGCAAAGAAAAAGAAAACAGCATAATGAGAAAAAGAGAAAACCCTATTAGAAAAACTACTACAGGTAAGGGTGCAAACTATAGACCAACAAAATCTGGAGCTGGAATGACAGCAAAAGGTGTAAGAGCTTACAGGGCAGCAAACCCTGGAAGTAAATTAAAAACAGCCGTGACTGGTAAAGTGAAGCCAGGATCAAAAGCTGCAAAACGTAGAAAATCATACTGCGCAAGATCACTAGGACAACTAAAAAGATCATCAGCTAAAACTCGTAACGATCCGAACTCACGTATCCGTCAAGCAAGAAGGAGATGGAAATGTTAAAGAAAAAAGCAAAAATAAAAAAAGTAATTAAGGGTTTGAAGAAAGCCTCTAAGTTACATGCTAAACAAGCTAAGACATTAAAAGGAGTAATCGGAAAAAATGCAACTAGAAACAGCAATAAATAAATTACTTAAATTTCTCAGAACAAGATTAGATTCGTTATCAATGTCAGTTACATCTGGCAGTGTTGACAACATGGAGAATTATAAGTATATAATAGGACAAATAAACGCCTACGAGGCAACACTACAGGAACTCTCTAACCTGCTAGAAGATAAGGAGCAAAAAAATGAAGGAACAGTCATCGATATTAACACCAAACAATGATCTTGTTGGTGTAAAAAAATCAGAAAAAGAACCAAAATTACCACAACCAACTGGTTGGAGGATGTTAGTCCTACCTTTTAAAATGAAAGAAACAACTAAAGGTGGATTAGTATTAGCTGAAACTACATTAGAGAGGCAACAAGTTGCATCTCAAGTAGGATTAGTTATGGCCATGGGTCCACAATGCTATAAGGATAAGGAGAGATATCCTGAAGGTCCATGGTGCAAGAAGAATGATTGGGTTATGTTTGCACGTTATGCAGGTAGCCGAATTAAAATAGATGGTGGGGAAATGCGTCTGCTAAACGACGACGAAGTTTTAGCAACAATTGATAGTCCAGAGGACATCTTGCATGAGTTCTAAACATAGGAAGGAGTAACTATGCCAGAAGAAGAAAACAAAACTGTACCCATCGATACATCAGGACCTGATGAAGAAGTGGTTATTGAAGAAACAAAAGACGAGTCTGTTATAGAAACAGAAACGCCGAAAGAAGAAACAACGGAACAAGGAACAGATAAAACATATGAAAACGAACGAGAGACAAAGTTAGAAGAAGGTGGTGAGGCTAAAAAGGAAGAGGTTAAGAAAGATGATGAACAGCTAGAAGAATATAGTAAAGGAGTTCAATCTCGTATTGCTAAACTTACTCGTAAAATGAGAGAAGCAGAGCGAAGAGAAAAAGCTGCTTTAGAATATGCAAAAGCTGTTGAAGCAAAAAGACAAACTGCAGAAACAAAATTTTCAAAAGTAAATGAAGATTATGTAAAACAGTTTGAAACTAGAGTTAAAACTGGTTTAGATTCTGCTCAAAAAGAGTTGGCATCAGCAATAGAAAATTCTGACGCTGCAGCTCAAATTGAAGCAAATAAAAAAATCGCTGCTTTATCAATTGATGAAGCTAGACTCAATGCTTTAAAAGAACAACAAACAACAACCAAAGAAGAGCCTGCACCAAGGTTATCAAATGCAGATCCTCTTCCTGAGAGTGCACAACAAACCCCATCTGCGCCAGATCCTAGAGCGGAAGAATGGGCTACTAATAATTCATGGTTTGGTAAAGATAGAGCTATGACTTATACAGCCTTTGAAATTCACAAGGATTTGACTGAAAGAGAAGGTTATGACCCTCAAACTGATGAATATTATGCGGAAGTTGATAAAAGAATAAGACTTGAATTTCCACATAAATTTGATACAAAGGAATCACAAACGTCTAAACCGACGCAAAATGTTGCTTCCGTCAAACGTTCTAGTAATGTTAGATCAGGAAGAACTGTGAGACTCACTTCGTCACAAGTCGCAATAGCGAAAAAATTAGGAGTGCCACTTGAAGAATACGCAAAACAATTAAAAAACACGGAAGGAGCGTAACATGGAAAAAGATAACAAAACTTCTCGTGCGAGCCAAGACAGGTCAAAAACTGAAAGACCAAAAGTCTGGGTTCCACCATCTTCTCTAGATGCACCCCCTGCACCTGATGGATTCAGGTATAGATGGATAAGAGCAGAGAGCGTAGGCTTTCAGGACACTAAAAACATATCTGGACGTTTAAGAGAAGGATACGAATTAGTGAGGGCTGAAGAAGTCGAAAACTCATCTGACTATCCCGTACTTGATGAAGGTAAATACAAGGGAGTGATTGGGGTCGGTGGCCTTCTACTTGCGAAGGTACCAACAGAGATTGCGCAGCAACGTCAAGAGTATATGACTAATCGTCATCAACAAAGAGACGAAGCAATTAAAAACGATCTTATGAAGGAGCAAGACCAGAGGATGCCAATCAATGTTGAGAGGCAGTCTCGTGTAACCTTCGGTGGTACGAAAAAGTAATTTTTTAATCACTGAATTTATAAACCGTACTGGAGGCCCTTCGGGGCAGGTACATAAGGAGAAACAACTATGGCAAATAGAAACACTCAAGGTTTTGGGCTGATTCCTGCCGGAACGCTAGGACAAACTCCAGCGACTTCTGGAACAGGTAAGTACAAAATCGATGCGGGTTATAGTACAACTATATACCATGGCGGAGCTGTTGCTTCTAGCGCTGGTTACATTATCGATGGTCAAACTACTGATGCACCTATTTTAGGTGTGCTTAACGGAATATTCTACAACGCGGCTACAACTTTAAAGCCAACGTTTGCGAATTTCTACAAGCAACCGATAACACCTGCGAACTCAGAAGACATCGACGCTTTTGTATTCGATAACCCTCAACAACAATATGTAGTGGCAACAGATGATGCTGTGGCACAATCTGGATATTTAGAAACGTATGACATGAACACTTCAGCTGGTAGTGATACTACTGGTCAGTCTTCAGCTACTCTAGATATCGGTGACACGTCAGCTGACGCTGCTTCTTTCAGATTATTAAGATCTGCAGAGGATCCAGAGAACGATGAAAATGCGGCTCGAAGATCAGTTGTAGTTTGTATCAATCTGATTGAGTTACAATCGTAATAGCTAGAATAGGAGAAACAAC